GAGACAGCAGAAAAGAATGAACTTCATGCACAAAAAGAAGCTATTATCAATGCTGATAACTATTCTGTTCTTACAGAGAAAGATTCAGAAGGAAATTATGTAAATACTGACTTCGCTGAATTAGTAAAGACTATGGATAATTATTCCGTAGAAGACTTTGAAACAAAAGTAAAGGTTATGCATTCAGATTATATGTCTGCACATGCGAACTTCTCTTCTGTTGACACAAAGAAAAACACAAATTCGGTTAAGATACTTACAAATATGAATAAGAAATCAAAGCCTAAGAAAAACTACGGCAACTTATTTGATTAAAAAACTGAATATAACTTCATTTCATATAGAACGCTTTATGCGTTCTTTTTTATTACAAAAAAAAACAAAATTTAAGGAGGAAAACATAATGGCTATTAAATATGCTGCTACAAAATTTCCACAGATGGAAATTGGTAATTTACTTGCTCAGGATTATGGCGAGCACATTTTATCTGTAAAGATTACAGAAGATACACCTAATGGATATCATTTCAAACCAGGTAAGATGACTTCTCTTGATAATTGGGAGATGGAAGCTGCAACTGAAATTGATGCTTATATCGCAATGAAAGATGCGTCAGGAAGATACCTTGTTGTAATTAGAGATCCAAAGGGAGTTGGTGTTATCTATCAGAAACCTCTCAATAATGTCGAGAGTCCTCGTTCACTCGCACTTGCTTCTAATTTCTATAACGATCCAGCAGACGGTGCAGTTCGTGGATACATGCTTCATTCACAGGATCGTTATTGGCTTACAGAAGATAATTTTGATGGCTCACCTACAGTTGGAGCTGAAATCACAACGATTTCTAGTGGAAAATTAAAAATTGGTGCGTAATAGAAAGGAGGATATAGAATAATGATGAGATTTAGTACAGAACATTTAAGAAAAGTTTTTGAAGATGCTGATAAGTATGAAAATTTTAAGAAGCTTACATATAACTTAAATCACGGAATTGATATTTATGAGTACGATGATGACGGAAACCAGAGAAAGGTTTCTAAACATGAAGCAAATAAGGCAATCCGTAAAATTATTATGGAGGTATGCGACCTTACTGAAGAGGATCTTAGATCCAATAAGAGACGTGAAAGAGCCTTAGAGCTTCATCACACAGAAGTATATGAGTTACTTGAGTCTGATATTGATTTTAAGGTAGATACAGCATTCAAGGAATCTGAGTGGTTTAATGATTTTGTAGATATGAGAAATGTTAAACTTGGCGATGAGGAAGAGTTTTGGTCAAGAGAAAAGGTTATGCTTGCTGTTGCTGAAATTAGTGGTGACCACCATGATCTGACTTTACAGTACTTAAATGAAGGTACAGCACACAAGATTCATACTAAGAAGTATGGTGTAAAGATTGGTAAGGATATTGATCTTATTTTACTTGGACGTATTGATTTTACTGAGCTGACAGATAAGATTGCAGAAGCGTTTGTATATAAAGTTCAGGAACTTTGCTATACAGGAATTTATGGTGCTGCAACTAAGTTACCTAACAACTCTCAGTTTGTAAAAACAGGTGCTTTATCTGCTTCTACTAAGGACAAGTTTGATACACTTCTTGAGGATGTTGGAACTGCTAATAGTGCAGAAGTTGTTATTATGGGTACAAAGACTGCATTGAAGAAACTTAATGGTCTTACAGAAGTTGATTGGAGAAGTTTGTCTCAGAAAGAGGATGTTGCAAAGACTGGTCGCCTCGGTACATACGAAGGAACAGAACTTATTGAGATTCCTCAGAGATTTGCTTTCAATGATGTAACAAAGAGACTTATTGACGATAAGAGACTTCTTATCTTTGCAAAGAATCAGGAACAGTTCGTGTGGTTTACAGATAAGGGTGAAACTCAGATTTATGAGTCTGGTACTCAGAAGGGTGAACACGCTGATGACTTCCAGAAATATGAAGTTCAGAGAGAAATGGGTGTTGAGGTAGTATTACCACAGTACTTTGGTCAGTGGACTCTTGAATAGTAAATAAGGTTGAGTGGTTAGTTTATCTAGCCACTCTTTTTTATATTGGATAGAAAGGAAAAATAAATGGCATATACAAAAAAGACCACCACAAAAGCAATAGAAAATACTAATACTGATGTGGCTGAAAAGAAATCAGAAAAAAAGAAGTTTGAGCCAACAGAAATGATTCCATGTGTGTCTCTTACCGCAGGAGAATTATTTTATGTTGGACTTAAATCAGATACTTTATATACATTTGCAGATATTGATGACGTTCAGGAAATTGAATTTAGAGATTTGGATTATGCAGCAAGGAAGGGTGACAAGATGATGTTTAAACCTCGTTTTGTTGTACAGGATGCAGATTTTATCGCATTACATCCAGAACTTGATGATTTATATTCTACTCTTCACTCGACAAATGATTTAAGAGATATTTTAAAGATGACTCCTTCGCAAATGGAAAAAGCAATCTATTCTCTTCCAATTGGAGCACAGGAAGCATTAAAAACTATTGCAACAAGTATGGTTGATGACGGAACACTTGATTCTGTTAAGAGAATTCAGACGCTTGATTCTATTTTTGGAACAGAGTTACTTTTAAAATTGAATATGTAGTAAAGGAGGCTCACAATGACGCTTCCATATGAAACAATTTTTTCACGAACAAGAGGACGTATTTCAGATATGAAAGAACTTTCTCTTGACGAAAACGATCTTAATGAAACATGGACTGAACGCTTACACATGGTTGCAGGTGATGAACGAGTTATTAGGAAATTCGCTTCATTTAATATGGATGACGGAATGGAACAGATTGAATTTGAGATGCAATATCCTGTTAGCGATTTTGCAGATAAGGAATATGTTATAGGATTGTTCACTCTTGGAATGACAATAGAATGGTTAACACCACAGGTTGACTCTGCAAAATTTACTGCTAGAGCTTTAGGAACAAAAGAAGAAAAAAACATGCAGAATCCATATAAAGATATGCAAAGTAGATTGGATACACTACAGCATGAATTTAGTAGAAAACTTGCAAGTCATGGATATATTAATAACTCATATGTGCGAGGTGAATAACTATGAAATATATATATGGTTCGTTCACTAAAAGACAAATTAAAGAAGCTGCACATGCGATGCACAACGATGTCCATAAGTTATTACTTTATAAGGATAATCGAATAGAAGAAAAAATATTTGAGAATGATGAAGCTTTTCTTATATTTTTTCAGAATGTCATGTTTAAATTTAGTGGAACAAAAACTCTATTTAATAATAATGGAATTATGGTCACACTAATGACTACTTTGCAAGCCGCTTATGACGAAGTTACATCCGATGAGTTTGATTACATGACATTCCGTAGGGCTATTTTAGATAGTCACAATTACATTAAGCAGATGTTTGAAGGAGGTGTTGGTGATGCCAAGCTTACAGACAGCACGGCGAATCGCTAACGCCAAAACAAATAATGCGAAAACTTTAGGTCAAATTTATAAAGAAGAATCTGACTTTTTGATGGAAGAAACTTGGGATAACAGTATTGCTTCCAAGACTTGTTACATTTATGACTACTTTCATGATGACTTCTTCACAGATGAACATGGAATTACACGTTCACTTGCTGAAGGTATGACTTATGAAAATACTAATAAGACAAAGATAGATGCAAAGTTTATTATCAAATCTTATCAGTCAATGGACAAAGACCAAGTGGAATACTATCTTATGTTTCGTCCAAGTCAGCCTGTAAGATTCAATGAGGACGATGACCTTTATTATTATGAGACTGATTTTAGAAAACGCTATTCTGCGACATTTCCGATAGGACTTTTCGTGGACGTTCCAGATGATAGAGGAATTTATCATAAGTGGATTATCTGTCGTGATGAACCTGCAAATCAGTTTCCAAAGTATCTCATTTTACCAGTAAATTATGAACTTACATGGATTGAAAAGAATAATGATAAACGTATCAAGAGACGTATGTGGTGTTGTTTAAGACAGCAAAGTTCCTACACGATCGGCACTTACACCGACCGATATTTTACACATACTGATAATCAGGATAAGATATGGTTGCCAATGAACTCTATTACAGAGAAGTTTTGGTACACTTCTGAAGATTCTAAAAATATGCGAGTTGTAGTAAGTGCTTTAACAGAACATCCTACCGTATGGACAGTGACCAAGGTTGAAAATTCAATGCCAATTGGTATTCAAAAGCTTACTATATATACAGCATTTTGGAACGAGCATACTGATTATGTCAATCTTGAAACAGGCGAAATGTATGCAAACTATTTCGATTCAGAAATTGCTCCAACAGATCCATCTAATCCAACTACTCCCCCATCTTCTATCACAGCAAGAATTTCAGCATCCACTTCAACTATTAAAGTTGGTGGTTCTTATAAAAATCTCACAGTAAATCTATTTAATGATTCCAATGAAGATATTACAACTGAATATGCTGATGCAACCTTTACATGGACTTGCGCTATTGATAACGAAGACTGGACTGATAAAGTTACATGGCGAGCTGGTACAGAGTACAACCAAAAGAAAGTAAAGTTTCCCAACGACACTTCTACTATCAGCAAAATACTGTCGATTAAGTGTGAAATTGTTAAGGATGACTTGCCGATTAAATCTGAAATTTTGTCGTTGGAATTAACTGAATAGGAGGTGTTTTATGGCAGAAAAATTAGTTACAAAGAATGATTTGCTAAATAAGCTTCGTGCATATAAGAATACTCCTGATGATGAAAATATTCAGTATAAGAAAAAGATTGAAAAAGCACTTATGCTTAATCCATGTCTTTTATATGCACTTAATGAGAAGTCATTAGAATCTGAACTTTTTGACGATGATGGTAATATCAACTGGGAATGGAACGAAGATACAAAAGAGTATGAACCTCTTGGGGAATGGGATAGATATTTTGGTGGAACATCCAATATCCGTCCTTATTTGTTTATTCCTGACACTCAGACGGAGGTAAAACATTATATCTGTTACCAAGTATCTTTTGATGAAATGCCTCGCTATCAGGACACATTAAAGTATACAAATGTTACATTTACTATTTTTGTTCATGGTAATGACAGAAATGATAAATTAACTGGTATTCCAAGACACGATCTTATTGCTTCTATAATAAGAGAGCGATTTAATTGGTCGAATATATTTGGAATGCAAACACATCTTGTATCTTCTAAAGAGTCAACGACAGATAATAATTATATTGTTCGCACTCTTGTATTCCAAGTTGTTGACACTAATGGAATTCATAAAACAACAGATGGAAAGTCTTCTATTATGAATTACGGTATAAGGCGGTGATTATTTGGATGTATTAGAAACACTAGATAATCTTCAATCCGCTGCCGAAGAAGATATAAAAAAGAAACAAGAAAAAAGTCATCATCCAGAATACCATTTTGACAAACTCAAAATGTATTTTGGTGAGGATTATACAATAAATGGTATAACTATTTCAATTCCAACTATCGGTGGTATTTTAAATATTGGTGAAACTAATTTTTATAGAGCATTATCACCGTTCTTGAACAATTCTACTTCTATAAGAGTTCTTCTTTATGATGCTTTCAAAAAAGACTGGAATAAGACAAAAGATATTGAAGTGTTTTATATTTTATATCAATTGTTAAGAAATGCAAATAATGAAACTATATTTGAACCATTGAAATTAATTTTTAAAGAAAATGATTTTAATGATTTCCAATTAATTCATATGGAACGAAATAGAAATGGCGAAGAATGTAACACTCTTGCTTTATATAGTGAATTTCAAGATATATTACTTTTCGAAAATGAATATTTGGAAATAGCAGAGTATATTCGAACCATGATGAATGTTCATCCAAAGGTGGAAAAGGCAAAAGGTAAAACAACAAAACATTGGATATTACAAGAAGACAAGATGAAAGCGGCACAAGATAAAGATAAAGAAAATGATTCTACTCTCTTACCGCTTATATCTAGCTGTGTTAATCATCCAGGTTTTAAATATAAATTAGAAGAATTGAAAGAAGTAAATATATGTCAATTCATGGATTCTGTAAACAGAATTCAAAAATATGAACAGGGAACAGCTGCATTAAAAGGATTATATTCCGGCATGATTTCAGCTAAAGATATCCCTCAAGACTTAATCAATTTTATGGGCGAAATTTAATCGCTCATTTTTTATTGCATAAAAACAATTTCTAAAGGAGGAAAAAATAATGGCATTTAAATTAGGTGACGTAATCGTTGATAGATTACAGTTTGGTTATGGTGCAAAATCTAATGGTACACCACTGTATGCTTTAACGCAGCTTACAGAAGCTAATATTGATATTACAGCAGATTCAACAGATATTAACGATAAAGATGGTAACTTAGTATATCGTAAATATACTGGTAAAAAGGGCGAAGTAACTGCTACAAATGCATTCTTAAATCTTGCAGTTATTGAGGCAATTTCTGCTACCGATGCTGAAATTGCAACTAAAGACAAAGGTATTGTTATGCCAATGATTCAGATTGTTAAAGCAGGTGATACATTAGATATTACTGACTATGTAGAAGGATCAGTTGTTGTAAATTCTCTTTCTGCCAAAGGTTCTATGGGAAAAGAAGAATATAAATTAGGTGTTGGTGATGCTACTGCTACAACATTCTCAATTAAACATACAGATGCAGTTACAGAACCGTCAGAATCTGCTAAACCAGCAAGTGATATTTTAACACCACCAACCGCAAAAGATGAAGCTCAGTATATCGTTAAATTTAAGAAAACAATTCATAGTGGTGCAAAAATTACTAACTCTGGTAATAAATTCCCGAAAGCTCATGAATTATTCTTCAAAGCGTTAGTAGTTGATAAATGTGATACAGAAACTTTAAAGGCTGCTATTATTCATATTCCATCATTCATGCCAAGTCCAGAATTTACTCTTGCTCTTCAGGGCGGTGATTCTCAGACAATGGATTATAAAGGTGCTATGATGTTAAATGCTTGCTCTACTGATTCTGAGTTATTCTCTATTTATTACATTGACGAAGAAGAAGATGACATTTAATTAAAATAATTTAAGGGCAGTTACTACTGCCCTTTTTATTAAGGAGAAAATATGTCAAAAAAAGATTTAAGAACTTGTTGTATTTGCGGTAAGAAATACAGCTTTTGTCCAGTTTGTAATGCAGAAGACAGAAATAAGAAATCTTGGTATTTTACATTTTGTAGTGAAAATTGCCATGATATTTATGAGATAACTTCAGCATTTGAAGATAAAAGGATTTCAGATATCGAAGCAAAAAATAAATTAACCAAACTTGATTTATCTAAAAAGAACAATTTTAGTGACAGTTATAAAAAATCTATTACTTCAATTATGAACGCAAAAGTACAAACTAAAAAGACAATAAGTAAAAAAGAGAATTCAGGCAATGTGTCTGTTAATAAGGAGATTATTGCAAAAGCTGAAAAAGAGGCAAAAAGTAATGTTGAATAGTGATTTTAAAGAATTTTAATAGGGAACATAATTACTATTCATTTAGTTTTTGTGTTCCCTATTTTTTACGCTATGAAGACATAAGAAGGAATAAAAGGAAAATATGGTAAAAACAAATTTAAAGAAAGTAAGAGATTATTTACCTCATGAAGTTGTTAGGATTGTTAATCCAAAGCAATATTTATTATATATTAAAAATCAGGTTTATCCAATAGATATGTATACCAGTTTGGATGAAAAAACAAATAATACAATTCTTGCAATGGTATTTCTTAAAAAGGATACAAATGAAGTATATAAAAAATGGTGTAATTATGACCTATCATGAACAAATCATTACCAATGAAAAATTTAAAAATGTATCAATTAGCACTCCAATTCAGCCAGAAATAGAATTAGATGGTGGTTTTGCTTATTGTGCAAGATGTTATAAAGAATTGGATTGTTATACTACTCCATGTCCTAAATGCAATCAAATTCAAGATTGGTCATGGATGAAACGTAAAGGAGGAAAAGTTTATGAAGATTAATTGGAAAGTTCGTTTTAACAAAAAGAATATTTTATTCATTGCACAAGTTGCTATTTCTATTGTAATTCCTATTCTTACATATTTCGGATTACAAACATCTGATTTAACAACTTGGGGAAAAGTATGGGAAACTTTTATTGCTGCAATTAGTAATCCATATGTTGTTGTAATGGCATTAATGTCTCTTTTCAATGCAATTACAGACCCTACTACTAAAGGTTTTGGTGATTCTAATAAAGCATTAACATACGAGAAACCAAAGGAGGATTAATTTATGTCAGTAATGTGTGCATGGGCTTCCTCTGATGAGCGTGGAAAATTAAAGGGTGGAAATCCTGGTGATCAAACTGGTAAAGAAGTAAGGTGCGGAAATATTTATAATTTTGGACAGACACGAGTATATCGTTGTACTGATAGATCAAAAGCTGTTAAAATTGGTGCCGCTGCGAAAGCAATTGCTTTAAATAACTATTTTGGGTATTGTCAAACACATCGTAGTTCTGGATATATTGCTTTAAAAAATACAGGTTGGATAGTTGCAAATGTAAAAACAAAATGCGAGATTGATTGTTCTGAGTTAGCTGCGTGTTCGGTAAATGTGGCTTTTAGTAAAGCTATGTTATCTTCATCTGTATATTCTGGCAATATTGGAAAGGCATTAATTGCAACTGGTTATTTTAAAGAATTAACTGCATCTAAGTATCTTGGAAAATCCGAATATATTAAATGTGGGGATATTATTGTTGCACCTGGCAAACATGTAATTGTTGCCTATACGGATGGTTCTAAAACATCACAGAATACAATTTCTACAACCATTCAAGGTATTGTTTCTGGTAATTCATTAATTAAACGTGGTCAACAGGAAGCAATTAAATTTACCGGTGTAAATATTGCAACAGATGGAAAAGTCGGAAATGAAACCAAAGCTATGAAATCAAGAGTATTACAACACGCAATGAATTTGGATTATAGAGCAGGTCTTGTAGAAGATGGGAAATTTGGTTCAGCATCAAAAAATGCATTAGATTCTCACTACGTTAAAAAAGGTGAAAAACAATATATGGTTACGGCTGCTGAAATATTAATGTATCTAAATGGTTATAACCCAAATGGCGTTGAATATCCTGGCACATATGGCAATGGATTGGTTAATGCTTCAAAGCAAAAGCTCGGTGGTGATGGAACTAAAATATCAGCATCTAATTTCCTTCAATTGTTATAGGAAGGAAATGGTAAATATAAATGGAAGCTATTGAAAAATTAACACAGCTTAATTATATATTAATATTTTTAGGTTTTTTTGCAATTTTATTTGGAATAAAAGAAATTATCGAAATTTGTTTATATTTCAAAAAGAGATTTCGTATTAAGTTTGGGCGTGAAGAAGACAAAGAAACTATCGAAGATAGAATTTCACTTCTTGAAAAACATGATAATTGGCAATATAAAGAGATTACTAAAATGTCTAAAGGTATTGAAAATATTGAATCCGAATTATTGGATAATAATTTAGAGAGAAAAAGAAAGTATATTTTAGATTTCTGCTCTTCTTTATCTAATGGTCAAAAGCAAAATCGAGAAGCTTTTAATAATGTATTTAAAACATATAAGAACTATGAAAAACTTTTAAGTGAACATAATATGGAAAACGGACAAGCTGAAGAAAGTATGAAATTTATTTCTGAAAAATATCATGAGTGTTTAAAAAATGGCGAATTTTAATTTTTGCTTTAAAAGTATACAAATTAATATTATA